GCAACTCACCGATAGCGGAATCAATGATAGAGATCAGAAATATCATGAACAGGATTGATGGCATTAACGTGCCCACAAACGAAATGAACGAATTAGCAGACGACGACAAGATGGAATACACCAAGGTGATGCTGGACATATCAGCAATGAAGGACAGGATCGAGAGACTGTCTGTAGGTGATGACGCCAAGAGGTCAGCGTTGCAGTCACTGACAAACGCGGAAGAGGCGTTGGTGGCGTTGGACGAACATGAATACACACCATTCCCAGAGGGTGACGAGTTTGACATAGAAGAGGACGAGGACTTCGAGGAAGTGCTTGGTCCATTGGGTTTCCCAGAAGACGAGACGGAACTGTTTGACGCAGAGTACCAAGGCAGGAAAGTTCCACTGAACAAACCCATGCGTGGTGATGTCAAGAAATTCAAAGTGTATGTTAAGGATCCAAAAACAGGCAATGTTAAAAAAGTGAACTTCGGACACGGTGGTACAAGTGCAAAAAGACCAACCATGAGGATCAGGAAATCAAATCCAAAAGCGAGAAAGAGTTTCAGGGCGAGACACAATTGTGCGAACCCAGGACCAAAGACCAAGGCCAGATACTGGTCATGCAGGAAGTGGTAATATGCAAATCCGTGAAGTAGTTGGCATTACTGAAGAGGAATTTGAGCAGTTGGCGGAGAAGAAGGACGCCTGCTACCACAAGGTCAAGTCAAGATACAAGGTATGGCCATCGGCCTACGCCAGCGGTGCGTTGGTGCAGTGTCGTAAAAAGGGTGCGGCCAATTGGGGCAACAGCAAGAAGAAATAATGAGAGCCAGTGAGATAATCACAGAGAAGTGTTGGAAAGGTTACACCAAGAAGGGCATGAAGACCATGTTCGGCAAACGTGTGCCCAACTGCGTCAAGAGAGAATCCTTAGACATATGCGTCAACTGTGGCGAACTGGTGTTCGAGGAGACACTGAACGAAGATCTCAAGAAATGGTTCAAGGACAAATGGGTGCGGATGGGTCCAAAGGGCAAGATCCGTGGAGCATGCGGTGGCAAATCCAAGGGCGAGGGCAAACCCAAGTGCTTACCAGCCAAGAAGGCATACGCACTAGGTAAAAAAGGCAGGGCAAGTGCGGCCGCAAGGAAAAGAAGAAAAGATCCTAATCCAAATAGACGTGGTAAAGCAATCAACGTCAATACCAAGAAGAAAAAATAATTTGCATTCAGCAAAGATCTGTTATATACTTGTTGGATAACAACAGGAGAAACAAATGGCAGTAAGAAACTTTAATGACGCTGAAAAGCAGAAATTGATACAGATTATTTCCCAGGGTTCGCAGGTACTAGGTGAGGTTGAGGACTTGAAGGGTGGATTGAAAGACACGGTAAAAGCAATATCAGAGGAATTGGAAATCAAACCAGCACTTATCAACAAAGCGATATCTGTTGCACACAAGGGCAACTACCAGAACATAGCAGACGAGATGGACACGCTGGAGAGCATACTAAACACGGCCGGCAAACTTTAATGTTAGCGAAGGTCAGATCATTCTGGCTTCGTAGTTTTGAGAGTGATAGGACGGCGTTCTACTTCGAACTCGTCAGTTTCATTTTCACAGTTGGAGCCAGCCTAACACTTGCGATCACAGCCTCGGATCCGGACATGACTATAGTGTATCCGGGATTTCTAGTAGGAGCACTCACACAATGTTATGCTTCATACAGGAGAGAAGCGGCGTTCGTGATGATGATCACTGGCTACTTCGCAATCATAAATGTCTACGGTTACGGCGTGGCAAGTTATTGGTGGTAGGATGAAAATATTGATTGTGGGAGACAGTTTTGCCGCGGATTGGTCAGTGAAATATAATGACTACCCCGGCTGGCCAAATTTACTAGCAAAAAAGTTTGACGTAACTAATCTTGCACAAGCAGGAGTAGGACAATATAAAATATACAAACAATTGAAAAGCATAAATGTAGAAAACTTTGAAGTTGTAATATCCTCCTACACTAGTCCTTACAGAGTACACACCCACAGTCATCCCATACACAGTGAGGATTCACTGCACAAGCACTGCGATTTACTGGCCAACGATATTGAGTATTTTTCAAAAAAAGATAAAGATAACGAAAGTGTAATATCAGCGAGAAATTATTTTAAATACCATTTTGATTTTGAATATTACAATGACATTTACCAGATACTCGTAGAAAGATGTAATTCACTTATTGGAGATGTCAAACACATTCAAATTAGCAACCTAGAATATGTTACTGACAATTGGACTGACATTACTGAAAATCACAAAGGATTGATCAATCATTTATCGCATAAAGGTAATGAACTAGTGTATAATAAAATTATTGAGATGATATGAGTTACATAGACGCACTTTACAAAAAAGATGAGGATAAGATATACGTCGTAGAACGTGATCCCAAGAAAGGCAGAATATTCACGGAGTATGACGCCAGGTACGTGTTCTTCTACGAGGACGCAAGGGGCAAACACAGGTCAATGACCGGTGCACCACTACAGAGGGTGCAGTGTGCAACACACAAGGAATTCATAAAGGAACAGAGAATAAGATCCAACAAGCAACTGTACGAGAATGATATCAATCCTGTGTTCAGATGTTTGGAAGAGAACTACTTGGGCAAGGAGACGCCCAAACTAAATGTTATGTTTTTTGATATTGAAGTGGACTTCGATCCTGATCGAGGTTATTCAACAACAGATGATCCGTTCATGCCCATAACTGCCATAAGTTGTTACATGAGCTGGACGGACCAACTGGTCACGTTTGCTGTGCCACCCAAGACGATCAGTATGCAGGACGCCAAAGAGCTCACAAAGAGGTTCGACAACACGATGCTTTTCGAGAAAGAGAAGGACATGCTGGACGCATTCCTGGAACTGGTGCAGGACGCTGACATACTGTCAGGTTGGAACAGTGAGGGTTATGATATTCCCTACACAGTTGGAAGGATACAGAAAGTATTAAGCGGAGACGATACAAGACGTTTGTGTTTCTGGGGTGAGAAGCCAAAGAAAAGAGTGTTCGAGAAATACGGCCGGGAGCAGTTGAGTTTTGATCTTGTAGGTAGAGTGCATTTAGATTTACTCGAACTATACAGGAAATACACTTATGAAGAAAGACACAGTTTCAGACTTGACGCCATAGGCGAACACGAGTTGGGAGAAAGAAAAACTGTGTATGAGGGATCACTTGATAATCTATATAAAAATGATTTTGGCTTGTTCATAGAATACAACAGGCAGGATACAGCACTACTTGCCAAACTAGAGAAGAAATTGAAGTTCATAGAACTAGCCAATGAGATAGCACACCAGAACACTGTGCTACTACAGACCACAATGGGTGCTGTTGCTGTTACAGAACAGGCAATCGTAAATGAGACACACAGACGTGGAATGCAGGTGCCGGGCAGGAAGTACAAGAAAGACGGGGAAGAGAATCAACCGGCGGCAGGAGCACACGTGGCGACCCCACAAAAAGGAATACACGACTGGATAGGGTCTGTTGACATAAACTCACTGTATCCAAGTGTGATTAGGGCACTTAATATGGGTCCGGAGACCATAGTGGGTCAGATCAGACCTGTGATTACTTCAGCAGAGATCAACAGGGCCAAACACGCCAAGAAATCATTTGCGGCGGCATGGGACAGCCAGTTTGGTAGTTGGGAGTACCAGGCAGTGATGAATCAAGAGAAGGGCACGGAGATAATCGTGGACTGGGAGGACAAGACCAGTGTGCGTATGAGTGCGGCACAACTGTACGAGATCATATTCGACGGCAACAACAAATGGATGCTGAGTGCTAATGGTACCATATTCACTTACGAACATGAAGCAATCATTCCAGGTCTGTTGAAACGTTGGTATGAGGAGAGACAGGAAATGCAAAGGAAGATGCGTGACTGTGGAGACAACGAAATCGAAAGAGAATATTGGGACAAGAGGCAACTTGTAAAGAAAATTAATCTAAACAGTCTGTATGGTGCGATATTGAATCCAGGCTGTAGATTCTTTGACATAAGGATTGGACAGAGTGTGACGCTCACAGGCAGATGTATCACCAAACACATGGCCAGCAAGGTAAATGAGATCGTGGCGGGCAAGTACGATCACAAAGGCGAGAGCGTGGTGTATGGAGACACGGACTCTGTTTACTTCTCGGCATACAAGACACTACAGAAAGAGATTAACGATGGTGTTATACCATGGACAAAAGATTCAGTTGTGGCACTGTATGATAGGATAGCAGATGAAGTCAACGGATCATTCAAAGCATTCATGACCAAAGCATTCCATACACCAAGCACACGTGGAGAAGTCATAGCGGCGGGCAGAGAACTTGTGGCATCAAAAGGGTTGTTCATCACAAAGAAGAGATATGCTGTACTGTACTACGACAAAGAAGGTAAACGTGCAGATGTTGACGGCAAGGATGGCAAGATGAAAGCGATGGGACTTGATCTAAAACGTTCAGACACACCTGTTTTCGTACAGGACTTCTTGAGTGATCTTCTATACATGGTACTACAAGGCAAAGACGAGAAAGAGGTACTAGAAAAAATCAGCGAGTTCAGGACAGAGTTCAAATCCAGACCAGGCTGGGAGAAGGGATCACCCAAGAGGGCAAACAACATGACCAAGTACACTGCGGCAGAGGAGAAGGCCGGGAGAGCAAACATGCCGGGACACGTTAGGGCCAGCATGAACTGGAACAGGTGCAGGGAGATGTACGGTGACAAATACAGTATGCCAATCACTGACGGTGCTAAAGTTATAGTGTGTAAACTGAAACAGAATCCATTGGGCTACACAAGTATCGCATATCCGGTAGACGAGATGCGTATACCCGAGTGGTTCAAGGAACTGCCGTTTGACGGTGATGCCATGGAAGCAACAATACTAGACCAAAAGATCGACAACCTCATAGGAGTGTTAGGGTGGGACGTACAGAGCACAGAGACCACGAACACTTTCAACAAATTATTTGAATTTTAAATACTGTTATGTTAAGTATAGAAGAGATAAAATTACTGATTGAAAAACTTGAAAAGATCAAAGGGGAAGACTTCCATCAATTGATAGACTCTAATCTCAAGATACTGAAGGAATTGGCCATGACAGTAGAAGCAAACAATTCTGAGATAATGGATAGACATGACAAAACCATAACTTGGTTTAGAATGGACACCGAACAAAAAAGAAAAGATCCAAAAATTCACGAAGCATTGAGAAGAGCTATACAGACGAAGATATTCCAGTTTGGAAAAACCAACATATACAACAGCCTAGAAATTGGACCAGGAACTGGCATGTTCTCTATGGATTTCAGAGCTTGGAGACTGAACTACTTTCTTGACCTGTTGATTACTGGCTATGAAGGTAACGTTGAAACTAACATTCGTAAGAAGTTTCCCCGAGCACACCAAAAATACCTCAAATTTTACAATACACGTTATACAGACTGTTCAAACATACCACAAGCCAGTTGCAACTTTGTATTCAGTTGGGACACCTTTGTCTTCTTCACACAACAACATATTCAACAGTACCTGCATGACATTAAAAGAGTTTTGATCCCAGGAGGCTACTGTTTCATACAGTACGCTGATTGCCATTACGATATAGATTTAGAACAATCTAAGAGGGGGTATTGGAATTACAACACCAAGACTGCCATGACACAGATGATCAAAGATGAGGGATATGAGGTGGTAGAAATGCATCAATTCTGCCCAGGAGCCAACTACGCCATATTCCGTAAGCCTGGTAAACAAAATCCAGTTCTTTACAAGGTTTCTGAAATAACACTAGACTAAGATCTAAATATCATATACAATAAGAACATTATGATAGACATCTTAAAAGACATCGTTAAACACACGCATGGACTGGGATTCTTGGATCTTGTTAAAATCACTGGGGACGATAAGGAAACTTCAATCGATTCCATGGCAGAAGACAGATCCGTGATCCTACAAGGGTCTTTCCACAAACCACAAACGGAGATGACAGGTACGTTCGGTATGCCACAGATGGGCAAACTGGACATACACTTGAAGTGTCCGGAGTACAAGGAGAAGGCGAACATAACTG